GTAGGCGTCGCGCCAGAAATCGTAGTCCCACACCTCCATGAAGATCTCCGACGATGCGCCGGAAGCCGTCACGTAGTTGCGGAAGGTGTCCCCGTTGGCGTAGTCCAGGGCCCAGTAGCCGAAGTCTGTCAAGCCAAAGTCGGTGGTCGGGCTGTAGGTCGACTGGCCCTGCACCGTCACGCACGAAGCTGATGCCCGCATGAACCGCCAGTCCGTGTGCAGGTTCAGAATGGCGATGTAGGCCTGGTTCACCCATGCCAGCAGGCGGTTGTACTCTTCCGTCTGGTTTGTTAGCGCGGTCGGACCGCTCCCAGAGACGCGGCACTCCCGGCGCAGCATCTGCGCCAACTGCAGGTAGGTGGACATCCAGGCCCCTCAGATCAGCGTTCGGCGTAGATGCGCGTCAGCCACTCCGCGCCCTTGGGGTTCGGGTCGTGGATCACGCTGAAGCTGTTCTTGCGCTGCGCCCGGCGCTGGATGGCCCAGCCGTCGCGGCCCGGCTCGGGGCGGTTGTTCTCTTCCTTGCCCACCACCCGGTCGGAGCGCGCACGGGCGATGACCTCGACGTATTTGCGCTTGGTGATGATGGGCTGGCCGATGGGCAGGCAGTTGATCTCCATGAACTTGCCCGTCAGGGTGTCCATGACTTCGGCGCCCTTGCCATTGACCCAGCAGTCCACCACGATGGGCGCGTTCTCTTCGTCGCTCGGCTCGATGCGGATGGTGATCGGCTCCTCCATGAAGGCGAGCGCGCTGGCGTAGCCCTTGTCCAGCGGCTTGTCCACCGGGATGATGACTTCGGCGCGCTCTTCCATGGTGGCGGCCGGGGCCTCGGCCATCGGCAGATCGCCGGTGTAGATCTCTTTTCTTTTGGGGACGCCTCGGGTCATGCGGTTTCTCCTGGGGATGAAAGAAGAAGGGCCTCCCGAAGGAGGCCAGTTGGGGGTGATGTGCCGGCTACGGCATGTCCGGCCAATACCGGTTTGACTTGCGCATGTTTTCGACGCCCGGGATCACGCGAAGATTTGCCTCAACGTGAAGGCCGCAAACAAGCGGACTGCTGATCGGGACGATGTGATCGACGTGCCAATCTCCACCGCACACGCGACGGCGCGTTTCTGCTAAGTGGTAAGCCTCGGCGATGAAGAAGTGATTTGCCCACGTCGGGGTCGCACGTCTCTCGGCGGCGCGTCGATTGGCGTCCCAGAAATTCAGCTTGTCTCGGTTGGATTCTCGGTACTGTTGGCGATACGCCAGCGCCTGCTCCTTGTGTGCTTAGCGGTAGCGACGCGCACGCGCTCGCTCCTTCTCCACGTTTGCTGACCGATACTTCTTTCCGTACTCGGCGACCTTCTCGCGGTTCACACGTTGCCACTCGGCACGTTGTTCCTTGGTCAGGTCTTTGGTGCGCTGGTAGTAGACCTGTTTGCGCTCTTTGGCAACCCGCTTGTTTGCTTGATGCCAAGCTCTAGTGATTGCGCACGCGCAGTCTTTGCACCTGCCTTGCCTTCCGTCCTTTGACTTCCTCAGAACGTGAAAACAGTCAAGCGGCTTCTCCACGCCGCAAATGCGGCATGGTTTTGTATTGATCATGGGCATCTCCCTGAATGCCAGTCCCGGAGAAGCCGCGGCAGTGCGCCCGGGAGACGCACGTTCGGTAGCTACCCTAGCCGCGGCTAACCACCTCAACTCACCTGTGGCCGATCCGGCAGGGTCAGGCAGTCGACGAAGTTGATGCCGACGCTGGAAGGCGGGCCGGCCAGGTTGCTGGCGCCGAAGGTCCAGGCGCTGGCCGCGCTGCCCACCAGGACGGTGGCGTAGCCGAAGGCGCACACGGTGTCGGGCACGACCGGGAACTGCGGGGCGCGGCTGAACTTGGCCGTCGCGCCCGTGGTGGTCGAGCCGTCGAGCGTTTCGACCGAGCCCTGCGACACCTTGATGTTGCCGTCCTTGTCGAAGCCGAACACGAAGACCGAGCCGGAGCCCGCCGGGATTGCCGAGAAGGCCGAGCCGGTGGTGGCGTCGGTCGTCGGCGTGGCGCCGTTGGCGACGGCCGTCTTGCTGTACGACTTGCCGCGGATGCAGAACTGCACCGTGTTGGCGGTCGTGTAGGTGGTCGTGGTGCCAGCGGTCAGGCCGGCCTTGGTGGTGGCAAACGTGCCAGCGATGGCTGCGAGGTTGTCCATGGGGTTCTCCTTGTGGACGAGGGAGTTACAGTGTCGCGCCCAGGATCACGGTGGGGTCGAAACCCTCGGTCGTGTTCACGTAGGCCGCGTTGGGGACGACGGTGGCGTCATCCAGCGGCGTGGTGCCGCCGACGAAGTTGCCCGTGCCCGTGGGGTTGATGACCACGAAGCCGATGAGCGCCTTGCCCACCGGAATGGGGGGGAAGACGACGGCTGCGAGGGTGGCGCCTTCGGTGCCCATCGCGCTCGTCAGCGTGCCGGCCGAGTCGATGAAGAAGGCGTAGACGTTGAACGCGGCATTGGTGACGGTGCCCGAGAGCGCCGCCATGTCAGTGTTCGCGGTCTTGGTGACCAGGATGCCCTGGGCCGCAGCGTAGAAGGCCGATCCAGCCTTCACGACGGCGCTGCCGCCAGCCTTGATGACAAGGCCGGCAGACGACAGGCACACGGTGGACAGGCGGTCCCCGATGGGGTTCAGCACCTGCTGCAGGCTGCGGCGGGACCGAACGTCGTTGACGCCGGCCAGCCATCGCGCGATGGTGTCGATCATGGATGTGTTCCTTTGTGAGGATGCGGGGCCGGATCACTCCAGCCCCATGCTCATCAGCTCAGGGTCCGCACGCCGACGTTGCCGATGGCCATCCACCCGGAGTTCTCGATCATCACGGCCTTCCACCAGATCGTGCCGCCGTAGCCGCGCTGGCCGAGCGGGTCGGACTTCGACTTCTGGCCCGGGGGCAGGTAGGTCGGGTCCAGGCTCTCCTTGCCGCGCACCGCGATCTGGCTCCAGGCGTCCTTGGCCGTCACGATGAACTGGTACACGTCCACGTTGGAGCCGGACTGCGACTGCAGGCCGGTGGAGCCCACCGCGGCGCCGGCGTCCTGGATGGACGGCAGATCCGGGGAGGTGATGAAGCGGAAGCGCTCGCACTTGCCGATTTCGTTGGGCATCGGCTTGCCGCTGGCGTACTTCTCGGCGGGGACGAACCCGGGCAGATCGCGGATGTCCGGCTCCATGTCAGTGGAGCAGTACACCGTGAAGCCCTCGGCCACCGGGTCGGTGCCGTAGTTGCCGGAGGCCGACAGCACCGAGTTGACCGGCTTGCCGTGGTTGGCCATCAGGTTCTTGGCGATCTTGCGGATCATGCCCAGGGTGATCGCACCGTTGACCGTGGCGCGGCTGGTGCCGGTGCCGCCGTAGTACTGGTTGGTGCAGGCACGCAGGGCGCCCCAGATGATCATCTCGTTGACGAACGTCACGCGCTCGCCCAACTGCTCGATCATGGCCGCCGGGATGTCGTCCTCGTACAGGTCGTAGGTCTTGTCGGTGAAGCCGTACAGGCAGCCGTACTGCTGCACGACAACCGTGATGTCCTGCGGCGTGATCGCGTCGGGCGTGGGCGTCACGCCTTCCGAGATCTGATGCTGCTGGACGATCACGTTGCCGCGGTCGCCGGTGCCGGTCTGGAAGAAGCGGTTGATGGTGTTCGCGTCGGTCGCGGTCGCGCCCCAGGGCAGCCAGCGGCGGGCCACGTAGGTGTCGCTGTTGTTGCGCGGCAGCTTGACCTGGCGGCCAGTCTTGCCCAGCACCTCGAAGGGGACTGCGTGAGCCAGAATCTGGCCCTTGAACTTGTTGATCCGGCCTTGGGAAAGGCCGAAGGTTTGCATCGTCATTGCTGACTCCTATTGCGGGTGCAGAAACGAAAAAGCCCGCTTCATGCGGGCTTGTCTCTGCGGGGGTTTGGTGACGTGGGCCGTCAGCCGGATCGGCTCCGGTACTTGAAGCCCTGTTCAAAGTCGTCGTCCTCGGACGCGGCGGGCGGGTGCCCACCGTCGCCGCGGGGCGGAACGGCTGCTGCGAGTTGGCGTTGCCGGGTGTTCACCGGGGGAGATGTCGGAGTCGGCGCAGGAGGCGGGGGCGCTGCCA